TTCGGAACCGATACGGCCAGTTCTGCCAGCGCCTACCATGTGACCGGCGCTAACAGCACATTCCCAACTCCACCGTATAACCTCGCCTCCGCCATCCCGATTGGCTATAGTGTTCCCACCTTCTTTGCGGACGGGGATTCGCAGGCGCAGGTCATCACTCCCAGTGGAGTGATCGGTCAGATGACCTTCACGGTGGAGGAAGTCTTCGAGCGGGCCTTCAACCGTTGCAAGATCCGAACGTCCCTCATCTCGGATGAGATGATCCGTATCGCTCGTCAGGAACTGTTCATGTTCCTGACTTCCGACCTGGCAAACCGTGGCCCGCAACTCTTTGCGGTTGACATTGTCCTGTTGCCCTTCACCGCTCATCTAGCCGGTGTAACCATGCCTCCGGGGACTATCGATGTCCTGACGGCCAATATCCGGCAGCAGAACCCCTTACAGCTGAGTCCGTCACCGACCTTCACCTTCACCACCCAGATCCGGATCAACACCGTGTCGATCACCTGGGCCGGTCCTGCGGTCCCGGTGCAGGTGTGGGCGGACTCAACCTTGGTGGCGAGCGTTCAGCCCAACGCCCAGGCGGGCGAAACCACCATGATTGATCTGGATGGCGCTCCTCCTGCCCTGACGTGGTCTGTAGTGGCCGATCCGGTTCCTCCGAATCCGCTGCAGTCCGGGACCCTGATGGTGAGCAATGTCGGGTTCTACCAGACCCAGTTTCAGGTACCGCTCGCTCCGTACTCACGCGATGACTTTGCCAACCTGAACAACACCTTCTTCGAGAGTCGGCCCTTCCAATATTGGCTCGATCGACAGGAGCCCTGGCCGATCATGCGCCTGTGGCCCACTCCGGGGATCAACGAGCAGAACAACGCCTGCCTGGTTATCTGGAGACATCGACAGATCATGGATGTCCAGGACCTATCGCAGCGGATCAACATCCCTAACCGGTGGTTATCCGCGATCGTGGATGGCCTCGCCTCACGCCTAGCCTACACGATCCAGGAAGTGAATCCGGCCATGATCCCCATCCTTGAGGCCAAGGCGGATAAGAGTTTGAACCTGGCCCGCTCCGAGGAGCGCGAGAAGGCTCCCATGCGGATCTTGCCCCAGATCGGGAGGTATACGCAGTAATGGCTTACTGGGTCGATGTAAGGGGTCGTTCTTCCTACGGCATTGGCTTGTGTGCCCGGTGCGGACTCAAGTTCCCGCTCGATGAGCTAGTGGACGATCCGAACTATCCGGGCCTCAAGGTGTGCATGAAGAACGATGATGTGGATGAGTACGATCCATATCGTCTCCCTCCTCGTGAGCCTGACAACACGGTGCTGGAGTTCGTGCGTCCCGACTTCCCTGTGGCCACCCCCCTACCGGTTGCCGTCCCTGAGAACCCTGGCTGGCCACCTGCAGACGCCGTATCGACTGATGGCGTGACGTTCATTAAAGGAACCTGATATGTCCTCTGTCCTACGCTCTCTGCGCACGGCCGGCATCGGGACAACCGCTGCGGTCATTGGCGCCTATACCGCTCCAGCCGTGACGACTGGAGTAGTTATTTCAGGGTTAACCCTAGCTAACCAGATCGGCTCCGTTATCGCAGTCACTTGCTATATCAATAGTGGTGGAACCAACTACTACTTGTGTGTAGGTGCTGGACTTTTGCCTGGCGGATCTCTAACCCTGGCTGACGAAGGGAACCGCATTGTGCTGAATTCTGGAGATACCGTCGTCGTTCAAAGTAACACGGCCGCCTCCGTCACGGCGATAATGTCGGTGGCCGAAATCACATGAGTATGAAGTTTCAAGGCCCCATGCAGGGCGGAAATTCCGTCTTGAGATGGATTGGTAATTTCTCTCTAGTGAACCGCGCCTCTGGGTTGGGGATCATTGTCGCTTCCGAGAACGGAATCACCTTCGGATCAACGGACAATAAGCCTGTAACCTTCTCGGGTACAGGCGCCGTCACGATCAACGGCCCTACTACTGCTAATGCAGGTCTAAATGTTCGAGGTAGCGGAGAGGCTCTGACTGTCCAAGGTGCTGCCGTTGGCGGCACCAATCTAGCCTATATAGGCTTCCGCGATTCCACCGGAGCCCGCACAGGCTTTGTGGGCGATGGAAACTCAAACGATGGGACGATCTACCTTGGTGCCGATAGTGGTCCTATTGCTATCGCCCCGGCAGGGGCCAGTGCTGCGCTTCTTGTAAGCGCTTCCGCCTATTCATTCGGAGATAACACAAATAACCCTACCTATACCTTCAATGGATCAGGGGTTGGGTTTGTTGGTGGCCAGTGGACTTTCAACGCTCCAGGAAATAACTACGCCATCGTGGCTAATTCAGGAGTCAGTCAGTATGGATTGAGAGTCAATGGAGCCAACGCAGGATCAGCCTCTTTTGGGGTGCTGATTCTCGCGGGTACTTCTGCTGGCGATAACGCTCTAGTGGTGAACAACCAGCCTAACTCTTTGAGTTTCTTCCAGATCGCAGGGAACGGCGCCATCTCGATGGGGAACGGAAACTATCCGTCCTTAGTTATTAATAACAACGTTGTCGTGACAGGAAACGTTGTAAACCCGTTGCAGATGGGGGCAGCTGGCTCTGGAGCTTCTTACTTCCAGATCAACCGTGGAGGAGTTGGTAGACACTACTTCGGAGATGGTAGCCTACTTACGACAGCTGGTGCCGGTACACCCGCTCCGGCTGTCGATGATGCGTGTATTAGGGCTTTCGGATCCTTGTTCATCGCGCCGAATTCGGGCACGGCAAGTGCCGTGTTTTCCTCCAATGGGACGACCACCTTTGGTTATCAGGTAACCATCAACACTAGGCCCAACACTCATGGGCTTATTATCTCCTCTGGTACGACTGCTAACCAGTCATTCGGGTTGTTCGTTATAGCGGGAACAAGCCAGAATGACACCGCAATACGGTGTAACAATGGAGCGAATAGCGCCAACCTATTTGCAGTCTTTGGGGATGGCTCTACTGTATGCGGCAGCGCTACAGGAGGGCCTCAAGGGCCCGGATCTCTTAATACCCAGAGCCTATTCATCAACGGGGTGGCCGTCACCACGGGGACCAGCAACAGCTTTACAGGCACCTTCACCGGAGTTTCAGGGTCCCCCACGGCCACTATCCAGTACTCGAAGAGCGGTAACTCGGTGGTTCTCACCATCCCGGCTATCAACATGACGGCTAACGCTAGCACCTTCACGCTAACAGGTCTGCCAGCAGCGATCCAGCCAGCTACGGTGACTCAGACTGTGGAATGCCCTCTGGTACTAGCTCAGGGATCATCCCCTACGGCCTCCCAGAACTGGGCCGCGATCATCAATGCCGGTAGTGGCACGGTAACCTTCACCGCCTTCAGCTCTACGGCCTACTCCACCACTGCGTTCGGCTCTATCAACGCTCGAAACATTAACGCGACCTTCTCAATTTCCTATCTAACAAACTGAACATGATCACCATACAACCTACTGACGAATTCGATGTGAAGCTCACAGGGGATGACCTGCGTATTCTCTTGGCAGGTCTGGGTGAGCTGCCTCACAAGGTCGCAGCGCCCCTTGAGAACAAGCTCCAGCAACAGGTCGAGTTGCAAGTCAAGAAAGAGTAAGCCATGCCGGATGGGATGACCTTTAGCTCGCTGATGTCGGACGTACAGGCCTACCTAGAAAGGGGCACTGTGATCGATCCGATCGTCTTTGCGCAGCTTCCAAAGCTGATCAACAACGCGGAGCGAAGGATCTCCCGTGGGGTCAAGATCCTTGGCTTCCAGCGCCCATTGACTAACAACTTCACGGCTGGGTCACCCCTGATGCCAAAGCCTGACCGATGGAGGGAGACCATCTCCTTCAACTTCGGTAGGTTCAATCCCAAGACTGGGCAATACACTAGGCGCACCCCGCTCTATGAGCGCTCCTACGAGTTCTTACGTGGTTTCTGGCCAGACGACTCCGTGGTGGGTATGCCATGCTTCTATGCCGATTACGACTATAACAACTGGGTGGTAGCTCCGACTCCAGACCAGAACTATCCCTTCGAGGTGATGTTCTGGGAGCTACCGGCCCTGTTGGATGCTAGTAATACCCAGAACTGGATCAGCATCTATGCACCCGAGGTACTGCTCTATTCCACCCTGCTGGAGTGCTCCCCTTTCCTCAAGAACGATGAGCGTATCCCAGTCTGGGAGGCCCTATTCAATGAGGGAATGCGGGCCCTGTCCAACGAGGACATCCAAGATATGGTCGGCCGGGCCACTGAGACCCGCCAAAGCGTAACCACCGGAGGACCGCCGTAATGGCAGGCCAGGGCTATGGCTCCCCACTAAATAATGGACTGACTATCCTCCCGAGTCAGACCACCTTCCAGGCGTACTCCCTGCTTGCAGGGTCCACCACTCAGTTGCAGTGGGCGATCGACAACTTCCCGGCCAACGCCAATGTGCTGGCCGATCTAATGTACATCACTCCCCTGGGGACCGGGTGTACGCTGCAGATGCCCCCGGCAAATAACACTTCCCTCGGTGAGAAGACGCTCATCTTCAACGCGGGATCCAGTGCGTTCACGGTCGCCAACAGCACGGGCGGATCGATCGCCTCGATCGCTCCGGGAGCCGCCATTTTCTTTGGCCTCACCAGCAACCTGACGGCGGCGGGTATATGGTTGACATTCCAGTTCGGAGCGGGCACTTCCGCTGCCAACGCGGCTGCCCTAGCCGGATCGGGTCTCGGAGCGAACGGTCCTTTCCTGCAGCAGGTGATGAATGTCACCACACTGAACTCGAACTACTCGGTAGGTCCTGCAGACCGGGACAATCTCCTCAACTGGAGCGGCGGTGCGGGCACGATCACGATGCCAACGGCCTTTTCCTCGGGCACCAATTACTACATCCAAGTCCGTAATTCCGGTACCGGTACGCTCACAATTAATCCGACGAGTCCTGACCTGATCAATGGTGGGTCGAGCCTGTCGATGAACGTAAGCGACTCCTGCTTCCTCGTCACCGATGGGACGGGCTGGTGGACGATCGGCCTGGGCACCGTCAATACGAATATCTTCAACTTTCAGGTGGTCAGCCTGACCGGCCAGTCTGGAACCTTCGTCCTGCCCAGCAACGTGCAGAACAAGGTTGCCTATCGCTTCACTGGAAGCTTGGCGGGCAACACGAACATCCAGGTTCCCAGCACGGTTCAGCAGTACTGGGTCGATAACGAGACCACAGGTGGAACCCTCGGCATTGGTACAGCGGCACAGATTAGTGGGGCTGGACAGATCACGCTAACTGCAGGTGCGCGGTTCATCCTCTACTGCGATGGCACAAATGTGGTGAATGCCTCCACGGCTGGTATCGCAGTCCCGATTGCGGTCAACCAAGGTGGAACCGGTGCGACCACCGCTTCAGCGGCCCTGACCAACTTGGGGGGCACCTCCGTGGGTGTCGCCGTATTCACCGCCACCAATGCAGCCGCGGCTCAGAATGCCTTGGGTATCCTCTCCAATTCGGACTCTGTAGTCTGGGGGCTACTGTTCTAATGGCCTTCGAGCCCTTTCCCCTCAACTTTGAGCCAGCCATCCAGAGGGACGGCACGGAGTTGAGCCATAAGGCCTATACCGATGGGGTGTGGACCCGGTTTCAGCGCGGCCTTCCCCGCAAGATCGGAGGCTATCAGTCCCTGTCTCAGAGCATGACTGGGATCTCCCGAGCCTTGCATTCTCAGACGCTCAGCGGTCAGTCCTACATCCACTCGGGATATGCCGCTGGGATCGAGCTGTTCACGATCGATTCCAATGGGAACACTTCCGCTCCGGCCAACCGGACTCCCGGAGGCTTCCCCTCCAATGCAAACAATATCTGGCAGCTCACCTCGTACTTCGATCTGACATCAAGCTCTCAGCAGATCCTCGGGTTCGTGGTACCTGCCCTTGGGGACATAGCCTACGGAACTACTACCGGGAACCTCTACGCGGGGCCGATGTATACCACCACGGCCTTGACCGCCGTGGGTGGCCTGGCAACCGATGCCACGGGAGGGGTGGTCGTGGTGCCTCCCTATACGGTGGTCTACGGCTCCAACGGCCTTGTGCAATGGTCAGTGCCGAATAAGCCTCTGGACTTCACCAATGCTGGCTCCGGCGCGGCCCGCGTTACAGACCAGAAGATCGTCAAGGCATTACCCTTGCGCGGTGGTGGCGGATTCTCCCCAGCATTCCTGATCTGGTCGATCGACTCGGTCATCCGCATGTACTTCGTCGGCGGCGCGCCGACCTTTGCGTTTGACATTCTCTCGGATGAGTCCTCGATCCTCTCCTACAACTCAGTAGTGAATATCGAGGGCATCTTCTTTTGGATGGCCCAGGACCGGTTCCTGACCTACAACGGTGTCCTACAGGAGGTGGCGAACCCCCGGAACATCAACTTCTTCTTCGACAATCTCAACCGCAGGTATGCCCAGAAGGCTTTCGCAGTTCGCAACGCTCGCTGGGGAGAAATCTGGTTCTGTGCGCCGCTCTTTGGCGCCACGGAGCCCAACTGGGCGGTGATCTACAACCACCGTGAGAACATCTGGTATGACACCCCGCTGCCGAATGCCGGGCGCTCAACCGCTGTATTTAACGAAGTGTCGAATACCGGCCTTCTGATGGCCGGTGTAGATGGTCTTGGCTCTCCCACCACCTATCGCTTGTGGCAGCACGAGACCGGGACCGATCAGATCGATGGCTCGAATGTAAGTGCTATCGCGAGCAGCATCACCACCGGGGTGATCTCTCCGACCACCTTCCAGCAGCCGATGGACAAGACTCTCCATCTGGATACGTTAGAGCCGGACTTCATCCAGTCTGGTGATATGACCGTCTCGGTCTTAACTCGGGCCAACTCTAAGGCCCCGTACGTGGTCTCTACCACGCAGAACATCCCCGCTACGGCGACCGCTCCTGGCTTCTCTCAGGTTGTGCCCTTAAGGACTAATGCACGGCAGATGAAGTTGCAGTTCCAGAGCAATACCACGGGCGGGACTTACCAGGCCGGTAGAAACATGATCTATGTTGAAGTAGATACGGCGAGGAGACTGTGATGCGCCGAGAAGATGACTACTTCGGCAAGACCAACGCCATGGGCCTACGCATGCAGGATATGTATGGAAGCGTAGATAAGGCCCTACAGCCATACATCGATGCCGGTGATTATAAGGATGCTTTCGCTCAGGCTTTGAAGAGCAACCAGTTTGATGCCCTCACCAGGCAGAACAACCTGCGACAGCTGATCAAGAGTCCTCTTAGCTCTCAGCAGATGTCCGATTTCTACACGGCTTTCATGCCGTATGAGAAGCAGCTGGCTGGACACGAGTCAGGGTACTACCTGAACGCGCCCGGCAAATACCAGGGTCAGCCGCTCAAATGGGGAACTAACCTCAATAACGCCCAGGACGTGCAGCAGGCCGTCAAATGGAACATGGAGAATCCCCTATACCAGGGGATTCCAGATCCCTCCCAGGTTCTCGGTGACCATCCTCGTGTTGACCCCACTTTGGTCCAGGCCCTAGAGAATGTTGGACAGTATGTTGTCCTTCCTGCTGTGACCGCAGCAGCCGGGGCAGGCGCGTTCGCCGGGTTAGGATCGGCTGGTAATGCCGCCGTAGGAGCCGGGGTTGGCGCTGCCAACTCAGCCGCCAATGGGGGTAACCCATTGCTTGGAGCGGTCGCTGGCGGGGTCGGGGCGAGTGCCCCCATGGTTTCCGAGGCCACAGGAATGAACCCAGCTTTGGCAAATCTGGCCACTAGAACAGCCGCTGGAGGGATCAGTGGTGGTGCTCAGGGCGCAGAAGCAGCAGGGCTTGGCGGGGCGTTGGGCTATGGGTTGACATCTTCAGGGATGCCTTCCTATCTGGGCAACGCTGCCGGTAGCGCGCTATCCTCCTATCTTCGTGGATCCAGCCCTGAACAGGCCGGAATCACGGGCCTCCAACGGGGCGCCTCGGGCTATTTCAACAGCCTAAACCAGCAGCAACACGCACAAGGTGGCCCCGTGAAGCAGAGTAGTCTGCATGAGATTCTCAATGGTCCTTCTTTCTCGCAGAGGGCCGAGACCCCGCATTTTGATGATGGCGGGTACGTTGACTACTTCACCCCGAATTACCCTAGTGCCTACGATGTAAACCTCGATTCACCTCCCGCTCCAGACTTTAGCGGCATGGTGCTCGATCAGAACTCTCCCGGAATGGATCCCTATAAGGGAGCGTCCCTCGGGGACATCATCGGTTGGGACAACGTCGTCCCGACCGATAATTCCGGGAATGTGAACCTCCCCTCCCTTGGAGGAAGCTACTCCGGACCTGGTGGCCAGCAGTCCTCTCATTCTGGACTAGGGTCGATCGGATCGGCCCTGAGCGGTCTTCTATCGAACCCGAACCTGCTGGGGGCCCTCCTTGGGGGCGGTCTCGGGTTGGCGGGGGCTGCAGGCAGTAAGAATGGCCAGGAGACCATGCTGGCCAACTACAAGCCGACTCCTCCGCCGATGTTCCAGGGATCTGGGCCGTCTGCGTCCAACATGTATGGGAATTTCAGCGCCACACCACGTCAGCGCCTGAATCCAACGAACATCGATTACGCGCACGCCGGGGAGCAACCCACCCCTGGCGGCAACATGTTCTTCTCTCCAAGCGGCGGCCCTCCGACAGCGCCCCCGTCGCAAACCTCTCCCCTGCAGCAGTATGGCGGGCAACCCCAGCCTCCCGCGCAGATCCCTCTACAGCAGACGAGTCCGAGTGTGGATCAGTTGATCGCGCTCCTGGGTGGCCAGCCAACCATGCACCCCATGCCGATCATGCGGGGACGGGCCGAGGGTGGGGCGATCCAGGAACATGGTCCGCTCGCTGCCTCTCAGAACCCTCACATGGTCCCGGCCACCAAGGGCGGCCCGAGTTACATCCAAGGGCCAGGGACCGGCCAGAGCGATGACATCGATGCCAAGCTCTCCAATGGGGAGTACGTCATGGATGCGCATACCGTCTCGATGCTAGGGGATGGGTCGAACGAGGCGGGCGCCAAGAAGCTTGATCAACTCCGGGAGCGGTTGCGGATGCACGCCGCACAATCGATGGCGAAAGGGAAACAGTTCATGAAGGCGAAGAGTCCGCAGACTTACCTGAAAGGCGGGCAGTCATGAGTTTGACATCCTTCCTGACGCAGCAGCCGATGCAATATCAGCAGACGCTGAACCAGACTTCGAACACTCTTCCCCAGTGGTATAACGACTACACCCAGGGGATCCTGCAGAACGCTGCCCAGTTCGCTAATCAGGGCTATCAACAGTATCAGGGTCCGCAGGTCGCACCTCTCTCGGGTGACCAGCAGTCCTCCTACGGAACCGTGCAAGGGGCGAAGGGCCTGGGAGCGGACCAGGCCCTTCAGGGCGTTCAGACCGCTCAGAATGCGTTGGGACAGCAATCTCCGCTGGCAGCGGCCAACCCTTATCTCGGCATGGCCACTAACCAGGCCGGCTCTGCCCTGACGCAACCCAACGCCTTACAGGCGGCGAGCCCATACCTACAGAACGCCCAGAGTGGGATTCAAGGCGCGCTCCAGCAGCCGAATGCGATGCAGGCGGCCAACCCCTACATCCAGCAGGCATCTTCCCCGCTGTCCTCTCAGATGCAGCAGTTCATGAATCCGTATATGAGTCAGGTAGCGGATGCCTCGAACAAGCTATCAGCGCAGAACTTCAACCAGAACGTTCTGCCTTCTCTACAAGATCAGTTCACACAAGCCGGCCAGGTCCTGGGAAGTACTCGCCAAGGTGAGTATGCTCAGAAGCTAGGCGCGGCGGAGGATCTGAATGAGAAGATGGCGACCGCTTCCACTATGGCTAGTGGCTTTAATACCGCGTTGGGCGGGGCCGAGGCCCAACAGAATATTCTATCGGGCCTGGCTGGCACTGCCGCTAACGCGGCTAATGCAGCTCAAGGCACTGGGCTATACGGGGCTGGTCTTACGGCGGGGCTGGGCTCCACTGCGGGTGGACTTCAGAACGCGGCCCAACAAACTGGCCTATCAGGTGCGGGGCTTTACGGAAACCTCGGCCTCGGAGCCGGCAACCTCCAGAATGCTGGGGTGGGGACTCAGTTGGCTGGAGCGAATACTCTTGGCAGCCTGGGGACAACGGCGCTCAACAACACGCTGAGCCAGGCCGGCATGCAGAATCAGATGGGTCAGCAGCAGCAGGCCCAGACCCAGGCGAACTACAACGTTCCTATGCAGCAGTTCCAACAGCAGGCCAACTGGCCGCTGACCGCTGCCGGGGCTATGCAATCGGCCCTTCAGGGAATCCAGATTCCAAGTGGATCGACCAACTACAGCTATTCCCCCTACGGGCAATCCTCTTCTGGACTCCAGCAGCTACTAGGTGGTGCGCTCACCGGAGGACAATTGGCCAGCAGCCTGGGGGGCATGTTCACCGGTCAGCAGCAACAGCAGCAGAACAACGGCGGCTACTCCCTGTCAGACTATGGCGTAAAGAAGGGCGGCCATATCAAGCGAGCCATGGGCGGCCCGAGCTACCTACCGGGCTACCGAAGCATTCAGGGTGTCATCCCCTATGGCACCCGAATCGCTCCATACCCGGCGCGGCGCGGCGGCACCATCACCTTGAAGCGGCAGGGTTACTCGCCGCTGGCGGCCTCTAATGCCTGATCTGAACACCTCGGGATACAGCCCGCTACAAGCCTCCGGGGCCACTCCTCAGCAGAATCTCTCCCAGGCTCAGCAAGAAGCTGATCTGGATCGTCAGATACAACTGCGCCGGCTTACCCAAGGACAAGACATTGCCAACCGAGGATACGAGCAAGCCGCCCAGGCATATGGACAGGAGGGCCAGGACTACTCGGCTCTCAAGGACTTGTTGCTCAAGACCCAGGAGCGACTTGGAAGCCTCCAGTACGGTCCCAGCAAGCAAGAGCAGGCACTTCGCACTATGGGCGCTATTGCCGGTGAGAAGCCGTCTCTGCAGGGAATGGCAGGAGTGGGCGCAGCTGCGGCACAGGCCGGTGCCCAGGGCATGCAAGAGACTCGGGCAGGGGAGTTGCAGAAGCAGCAGCTGATGGCGAAGTACGGCATCGATGCTCAGCAGGCCGGGATCATGGCTCATCAGCTACAAAGTCAGCTGGCCAACAACATGGTCAACCGTGGCCAGCAGATGTCAAACAATGCCTCTACGGCCCTGAACTCGAACCTGGGCCGGCAGATCTCCGCCGCCAAGGATCAGGGCGGGATGGATGCCGGCTTGGTCGCGGAACTGGCCAAGGCGAAAGCCGAAGCCACTATCCAGGGTCAGCTGGCTGGAGCTAACGGGGCCGGTGGCCAGGGCGGGGACCAACAGGACCCGATCGCGGAGGCCCGCGCTAGGTATGCTGTTCCGTTCCCCGCACCTACCGCGCGAGCCACCCCCTTGCAGCGGATTCAGTACCAACAAGATCTCCAGAAGGTCCTGGCATTAAATCCCGAGTTTCAGGAAGGAAACTACGCCATAGCCAACAAGGTCCGCCAGCAGTTCGATACGGATGCCAACCACGGCGACAAACTCCGCTTCATCAACAACGTCATGGGTCACATTGATACCTACGACAAGCTGATGGGGGCCATGAAGCAGGCCGGACAGACTGGCGACTACACCCTTGTGAACCGTCTTGTGCAGCAATTCGGCGCCCAGACGGGCCATCCAGAGTTGACATCGGCTCAGGCCGTCCAGGGATTCCTCGGAGACGAGTTGGTGAACTCGATCGTTCCGAGGGGCGGCACCGGCGCGGAGCGCGAATCACAGGAAGGTCGGATCCGAACCTCTCTTGCTCCCCAGCAGTGGGGGCAGGTCCGGGATACCTACAAGGATGTACTCACCACCCAGGTGGCCGATCTGGAGCGCCAGTATCGCAGCTCGCTCAACTTTCTACCCAAGGAACTGCTCGACAAGGAGTTCTACGGGGATCCCCAGAAGGGGGCGATGGGCAAGGTCACTCCCGAGGTGGCCAAGCTTCTCCAGAATCACCACCAGTCCACGGGAGCAGCCAGCTACTCCACCAAGGATGCAGTGATTGCTGACTACAAAGCCGGCAAACTGACCCGTGACCAGGCCAAGCATGTCCTGCAGCAAAACGGGTGGGCGCAGTGAGCGATCTGCCTAGTGCAGATGACCTGTTGGATGGTCCGCACCCACTGGATAGCCCCTCGGCTTCAGTGAGCGCCCCACTACCCAAGGCAGATGATCTCCTGGGCGAGGAGCCGCAGCAGCAACAGGCCCAACCAGGGATCCTCGACAAGCTCCGTAGTCTCGATCAGAAGTACCTGGGAGGTTATGGACGGCAAGCCGTTCTGGCTGCCCGATCTGTTCCTGACGCCGCCATCGGCATGGTTAACATGATTCCCGATGCGGCTACTAGCGTGTATGACGCCATTAAGTATCCGAAGAAGTTCGAGTTGAATCAACTCAACCCCTTTGATGCTCGTGCCTGGCCGAGTAATACCCTGTCCTCCCAGGTCGGTCAGACCCTAGATAAGTACCTTCCGCATCCAGAGACTGGAGCGGAGAAAGGGACTCACTTCGTGGAGACCCTCCTGGCTGGATCCAGGATGCCGACCGGCCTTGAGCCGGAACCCGCTCCGGGTGGGATGAATCGAGGGGACACTCAGAAGGCCCTGGCCCGCGTCCAGGCCCGTCTGGAGAAGGACAACCGACCCTGGCCTGCCGCCGCTCAGGATGTGAAGCAGGCGAACGATCAGGGCGTCCCGATGCGTCTGACGGACATCGGGCCAAACACCCGGACTACCGGTGAGGTGCTGGCTCAGAAGCCCGGAGGAGCGGCCACAGCTATTGCCGAGGATCGCGCCGGGATCATGGCGGATACTAAGACCCGCGTTCCCCAGGAGACTCGGGCGGCCATGAATGCCCAGGGAGATGCCGGGCTCTACTCCGATCTCCTGGATCGCACCCGTAGTCAGAACGCCAAGGCGAATTACGAGGCGGTGCGCAATGATCCGCAGCCCGTAATGGATCCGGATGTCTGGCATGTCCTAGAGAACCCGGAGGTCGCACGGACCTACCAGAATGCGGTGGCCATGGACCGGCGAGTGCGCTCACTGGATGCCACGATGGGCAAGCAATCTCAACCGCTGACTTCCCTATACGCTCCTAAGCCTGCTAATAAGCCTACAACCGCTCTACAGCCTGAAGGTGGAAATGCTTCGGCCGCCTCCCTCGGAGCCGAGGAGTGGGTGCGTACGCAGGAAGCCCCCACGGTTCGGGACATGGACTTCCTGCAGCGGGCCCTGAACACTCGGATCGGCCAACTCTACAACCAGGCCAAGTCAGGCCAGGGTGGTCAGGGAGGGGAAGGCGATCTCGCCACCTCACTCAAGGGCGCCCGCAACTTCATCATGGCTCGACTGAAGGAGGCGAGTCCGTCCTTCAAGAATGCTGCCGAGACCTATGGAGATGACTCTGAGGTGATCGCGGCCAACCAGGCCGGTCGTAGTGGCGGTCAGGACAGTTTCTTCGCCATGTCTCCCGGTCAGGCCCACCAGTATGTGGGTCAGCTCTCCGAAGCGGGCAAGACCGCCTTGCGGATGGGGGTGGCAGATCGGATGTTAACTCCTGCGGAGATGAGCGGTCGTAACACAAACCTGGCGGCCGAGATCCTGGGCGGACCGAAGAAGCAGGAACTCATCAAGACACTCTTCGACGGCGATCCCCAAAAGTTTGACATCTTTATGAAGACCCTCGATCTGGAAAAGAGGATCTTCCAGAACAACTCCCAGCTCCTGGGTGGGTCCCAGACCTATAGACGCATGGAGGCGGCGGGGGACTTTGAGAATACAGCAGGGGAGAACATCGGCAAGGCGGCCACTATCGCCTCTCAGCTCCATCACAGTTGGATCGGGGCGGCCATGCACAACATGCTACGTATGATGCAGAAGAGCACCTGGAACCAGGGAGTAGCATCCCAGGCTGCCCGCATTCTATCCTCCCCTGATCCTGCACAGGCGGCTGAAGCTCTTCAGTCTCTGGAGAACCGAATGGCCCCGCCATCACGTTGGCAAGCTGCAGGTGTAGCGGCAACCAAAGGGGCCGCTGCGGTATCCGGACAACCCGATCGCGACCAACTGGCACAGAAATATGGGATCACTCAGTGACGATGAGGAATACCGACATGGGACTGCTGACCAGCCCCCAGTTCTCCCGACTGCGCCACAAGTACGCAGCGGGTGGCAAGGTGGGCAAGGTGATGCACGAGTTCAAACATGGCCAACTACACAGTGGCTCCAAGAAGGGCCCGATGGTGCGCGACAAGAAGCAAGCCATTGCGATAGCTCTTTCGGAGAAACGGAAAGCTCTTGGCCGAAAGTATGCTGTGGGCGGGCCCGTTTCCGATCCTGGAACATCGTGGTGGGCGTTATTGCAGAGGGAGATCTCGGCATTGGGGCCCCAAGCGAAGCCGCAGGGGAGTCCTGCCAATGCGCAAAGTCAGCAGCAGCCGCAGCCCATGGCGCGTGGAGGCAAAGTCTGATGGAGCATTTCAAGCACTTCCTCGCAGCTCTGGGTGTTTCCTTTACGGGAGTGGCAGCGATCGTGAGTTGGTTGCCGTTAGTTGACATGGCATTGCGGATAGCGCTGTCAGTGGCAGGGTTGATCGTCGCCCGCGCCAGCTACAACTACTATAGGAGCAACACGAAGAAGTGATCTGGGAAGCGACCAACCTACAGAAGATCATGCCCTTCTCGACCGGGAAGGTGGATGCTTTTGTGGATCCGCTCAACTCCGCTATGGCGGAATTCTCCATCACGAGTAGTATGCGCCAGGCCGCCTTCCTTGCACAGGTTGCCCACGAATCCGGTGAACTCAGACACCTTCTTGAACTCGCTGATGGACTTGCTTATGAAGGACGGGTGGATCTGGGCAACACTCAGCCAGGAGACGGACCCCGCTATAAGGGCCGTGGGCTTATTCAGATCACTGGAAGAGCTAACTACCTGGCTTGCGGAACGGCGCTCAGCCTGGACCTCATTGGATCTCCATCTCTGCTTGAAACCCCAGGACCCGCTTCTCGATCAGCCGCCTGGTTCTGGAGCAAGCACGGTCTCAATACCCTGGCTGACATCCATCATTTCGGAGCGATTACGGCCACTATCAATGGCTCCTATAAAACTGTCGATCAGCGTATCCCTTACTGGCTGATCGCTCGCAAAGAGGCGGGTCTGTAATGCTAGTCTGGCTTAAGTCCTACTGGGCATCCCATGGTCAGAAGACGATCGCCACGATCCTTGGGGCGCTCGCTGTGGTCGATTTGAGTCCTTACGAGCAGGACTTCAAAGACCTTCTACCATGGCCACACTGGCATGCCGTGCTGCGCTTGGTAGGCGCCGGGGCGATCTTCTGGCGAGCTACACAGCGATGAAGTATTCCATCACCTGGATCCTCTTCGGACTGCTCGTGGCCTGCTCCGGGCACGTCCTATGATCGCCACCCTGCTGGCCTGGACCGGTCTCCCGACCTGGCTGTCCGAGATGCTGGTGATCTTGGTGTTGGCCGGTGGGTCGGCCCTGGGGGTGCACCTATGGGAAAGGAGCCTGATCCGTGACGGGATCGTGCAACAGCAGCAGGCTGATGACAAAGCTCTCCAGCAATTCAAAGCTGCAGCGGATAAGATCACTCAACAGCTCCGTGAGCGGGCAGAGGCGGCCGAGAAGGCCTATGCGCAAGAACGTGCAGACAGCATCGACTATCAGGCTCAGCATCCTATTACCACTGCTGACCAGCTGTGCCACCCATACGGTGGCAACGGACATCTGCCCCCATCCACAGGCTCCCACGCCGGAGATGCTCGTCCCGGCCCCGCCACAGAACCTATTCAGCATCTGCCTCCGGGAGATCCTTCAGTCTCCCGAGATCGACTCCAGATGCTCTCAGTTCTTGCAGCCAGAGCCGACTCCATGAGTGCTCAGCTGCGACTTTGGCAAACGAGGTAAGTTATGATGTACCTGATCGTTTTTATTATCGGTATGGGCGTTGGTATGTACATTGACTCCCATCATGCCCAGAAGGTGGCTGACTTGGAGGCCACCATTAAGGCCGAGATCCAGAAGCTCTTCCCTAAGACCTGAATCCCGGCCCCCGTGGAGATCAGCCCATCTCTGCTACAGGCTCTGCAGGGGATTGCGAGCTGTGCAACTCAGTGTCCATGCTGTGAAATGCATCGCAGGATTGCCCTAGCTGCGTTAGAGTCGGAATATCCGACATCCGCTGCAGAGCCTCCAGGTCCCGCTCCACACGAGCCAGTGTCGTCTGGAGCATAATGATCTTGCGATGCTTCCGTCCGAGCCCTCTCTGGAGCTTGTAGATCTCTAGGCGATGTTTTAGGGCATTCTCCCTGTGCATAGCTGTGACAGATTTCTCGATGAACAGCTTATTGGTTACGACTTTCAGCTCCAACCGTAGATCCTCAATATAGGAGCGGGTGAAGAAAATCGCCAAGATCACCGCTATGCCAGCGGTGAACAGGATGCCTGTCATCATGCTGCTCTCCTTGGCCCCATGGCGAAAGTCGCTGAAGCCGCCATTCTCTCCATCTTCAATTTGCGGATGGTGGTATCGAACAGGGCTATGGTCTTCGCCTGCCCGGATCTATTGCTGTATTTAGCGACTGCCGTTTCCGGGAAGGTATCCTTTAAAGGATCCTTAATGCCTTGAGAGAGCCGCCGAATAAGCCGAATACCTATTGGGTGGCGGCAACATTCATCCGTATCGAGAGCTGCATCGAGTGCCCCAAGAGCGCACCAGGCGACAGCCATAGGGCTATTCCCACTACGGTACTCTCCGCAATGGCCCACTCCTCGCTTGTTGGCAACCCACCCCCGACATAGTTTTCCTCTTGCCTTTTCCAGAACCTCTATATCGTTCATGTGAATCCTCCTCTTATGTGGTTTGTCTTATAGACTTCGACCGAAGAAGAACAGCCAGTCTCCCTGCTTCAGCCTCAGGGAAGCATCTTTATTACCCTCCAGGACTTGGACCCAGGCGTCATACTCTGCCACCCACTGCCTGTTCTCACGGATCTTGTTGCTGGCCTCGGTGAGTCGCAGCTGTAGGGCAGGATCCACTTTGATCTGGGGGGAACCCATGACGTTCTGGGTACCGACGTAGCCAGAGAGCTTCTCCGCCTCCGGCTCGTACACATCCAACCCCTTGGTCCTGATCTCCTCCATCACCTCGGCCTTCTTGGACTCCCAGAAATCCACTCGGGACTGGCGATACTGTAGCTGCTTACGGGCGCCATCCAGAACCTTCACGGCGAGGTAGGTGAACTCCCACTCCTCACGATTGCTTATGCCACTAATGTTCATATCATTCCTCCGGTTGGTCTCGGCGCCTCTGCTTCCACTCCCTCATATAGGGGCGCATGTATTCACGATTGGCCCTTGTACACTCGACGCAGCGACACTTCAGGTTGACATATGTGCTGCGGATTCCATGTGTAGGCGTTACCCCTTCCTTCAGGGGTGTGGCCATTTATAGATGTTCCTCGATCCAGCGAGAGATCGTTGGGAAGGAACGCTGCTGTTCATCATTCATCATCATGACTCTTGACTGGTCGCTTGCAGAAAGGCCTGTGATACTCATCAACTCTTTATCTAGTTGAGTGTAGCTGCCCCTCATGGAGTACGAGTAATTCATACCATCGCTTCGCCACCCTCGGGGGCAGATAATATCTGCCAGTATACCGAGAGGGCAGAAGCGGCACTCCTTCTTACGTCCTGAGCCACGTCTTAAAACGAACCGGCCTTGTTGGTACTTGTTACTACGCAAAGCCTTGAGCCAAAGGCGTTTCCATTTCTTCTTCATACGGGCGGGATCTCCAGGGTGAGGCACTTACAACCCCTCTCCCCGATCGGGGTCCAAGGGTCGGCCGCGCATCCCTGCTTGTGCTCGTAGGTCGTCCTACCACCCAGGTCCAGCTCCTTCTGGGGGCGCCGGGCATCCTCTACAGGCATCCCAGTTCCCACCAACTCCGCCACCTGCTGCCCCGTAAGGGTCTCGGCTGTGATGGTCTTGGTGGCGATATAGCGGATCACCTGAGCAGGGTTATCCCCGATAACGAGGTGTCGCTTGTCAGTGTGCTTTTCATAAACGAGGTAACAGGGCATCTCAAGTCCCCTCCGGGTACTTCATAGGTCGGGTCAGTTGTATGGCAAGACCACGCCTGAAGCGGCGATAGGCCTTGTGCTCTTCTTCGGCATTGATCAGGGCGTGGGTGAACTCTCGATCGCGCATGGCGGCCCAGACCGGCAGGACATACTCGTACGGCTCCTGAGGTTCCGGGAAGTACTCGGCTGCAAACGCCCGGAGAACATCCCAGGGACGAGGATGGGTGCCTATCATATTCTTGGAGAGACGGCTCATGATCGAGAAAAAATCCGCCTCGTGCAGCTCTGTCGGTCCGATCACCGCTTCAGAAGAGACGAAGGGGCGACCCAGACGATCTCTTAGATAGGGGGTAAAGTCTTCCCCTTGGAAGTAGTTGATCCATCCCAGATAGCAGCCCTGATCTGACAGACTCTCCGGGACCGTACACACCAAGAAATTGAAGGCGTTTGGATTCCTTTCGAGGAAGTCCGCCGCCTCCAGAACGGCCTCACGTGTATTCATTGAGATCTCCTATGATAAGGAGCGGTCCCGGACTGGGGTCTCCGGGACGGCCCTTTCATGCGCGGTTCATACCAACCTATCCCCAGCTAAACGCGCCCTTCACTCACCCCATCAAATTTTCACGGATATCCTTGTCCAAGAGGCGGAGGCGATTCTCCGTCTCCACCGTCACCGCACCATTGCGGTTGATCCCCTTCTGGATCAGATGCACCAGACGATCCTCGAAGGGGGTTGTGTCGGCCTTCGGCTCACCACCCCGGAGCAATTCGATTTGCATCCGCATGGTGTGGGCCGCCTCTAGCAACGCCACCTGGGAGATCTCGTTCAAGGGCGATCCCTCGGACTGGATCGCCAGCTGCGACAGCTTGGCCCGTTTCACCACTTCCTCGATCACTGCCGGGATATTCCCCTGAAGAACAGCCCCCACCTCGCTGAGGTCTGAGTCATCCCGGACCAGTCCGTTGCCGTACATTCGAATGAGTCGCTCCACAGCAGGACCATCGGGCGGGGTGATATTGATCACCGCATCGAGCCGGCCAGGCCGCAGCATCGCCTTGTGGACCTTATCCAGGGCGTTGGTGGTGAGGACCACCACGATATTGTGGTGTTTGCCGTCCACACCATCGATCGTGTTGAGAACTGCGTCCATCTCGTGCGTACGCTCACCGGTGATATCTCGGTCGATATCTTCGACGAAGACCACCGCAGCCGGCGATTGGTATTGCTTGGCGAATTCCACCGCATCCTTGAGTTCATCGGCACGCTCCGCATACACGTAGGTGATCCCGGTATCCACCGCGATCTTGCTGGCGACCGCTGCCGCCAACGTCTTGCCCGTTCCATACTGACCACCCAAGAGAACGCCCCGCTTCAAGCGGATACCGTTCTTCAAGCAATCGTGCGCCCGCCGGATCGGCGTGAAGAGGTTGGTCTGGACGGCATCCATGACCACTTGGGAGTAGATCAACTGGTCTTCCCGGATGTGCGAGGTATCCAGAAAGATCGGCTTGGGCATATCGA